TCATTGCAGTGCGGCGGCCCGGCGATCCATTACCTGATACGCACAGGCCGGCACCGCCAGTGCCATCGCCAGCCCGACCGGACACGCCACCAGTGCCAGAGAAGGCACATACAGCAGGATGCCGCCCAGCGCGCACAGCACGAAAATGGCGGTGCCATACCCGATACGCAGCGTCCGCGCCCGCAGGAACACCACCCATTCGTCGTCGGGGTTAAACACCATGCTGTCCGAAGGCACCATCACGCGGCTGATCTCGACCAGCACGAACAGTCCGAAAAACAGCAGCGGCACAATCAGCCCTCCAGCATGGGGCTGCGAATCATGCTGGTATTTGTAAAGCGAAACGACAAGAACGGCCAGAGACACGAGCAGAAAGACCATCCGCGCGGAAAAGGAAATCGGCTGCGCCGTCCGGTTCCGCAACTGCTCCCGCCTGTCACGCATATCCGCCCGCCACCGCCCCTTGCCGAAGGTCACGTAATACAGACCGATCCCCGTGCTCCACAGCACGAACAGAATCAGCGTTTCCACAAAATACCCGTGCGCGGCTTCAAAAGCCCGAAATCCGAACAGATACCCAAAAGGATGATACCGGGTCACCAGAAAATCCGCCGCCACGAACAGCGTCCACGTCATACGGCGCCATTTCGACAGAATACCCCCGATTCGTCCGCTCTCCATCACACCCCTCCCTTCGGCACGATGTCACCTATAGGTTACATACCCACCCGCCTGTCAAGCCCCGGAAAGACCAGGCCGCCACCGGCCGCGCTCCGGCGCCCGCCTACGGCACCGCCTCGATCTGCAACCAGGTCGTCGTATCCGCCGTCAGCGTAAAAGCCGCCACCGAGGCATAGGCAATACTGATCGCATCGCCCGGCGACACGGGAATGACACCCGAGACCCCGTTCGCCCCGTCATCACTGTAACCGGCCGGAACCGAGATCCGGAACGACCCCACCACCCCGGCGCCGTTCCGATGTACCAGAAACTGGTTGGCCCCAATGCCCGACTGCGAGATCGACAGAGAAACCCGCACCCTGCTCACCCCGGCCGGAATCGTAAACTGCCCCGGCGCCGCCGCCGACCAGAAAGACGATGTATCGAAAACCTTGCTGTTCCAGACATTCATCTGCACCAGATTGCCACCGGTCGCCGCCATCGCCGCATCCGCCGAAAGGGTCACCATCGCCCCCACCCAGGGCGCACCCGTCGTCCCGCAGGCAAAGCGTCCGCTCGCGGGCACATAATTCAGATGATTGCCGCCAGCATCAGGACAGGCCGGGATTTCCCCATGTCCCACCGGCCCCACCACCTGCGCCCGCGCCGGGCCAGCACCATACGCAGCCAGCGCCAGCGCACCGGCGAGGCCAAGCAGAATCGTCTTCATTCCGAATACCATTGCATTGCACTGCTCTGCCAGAACGTGGCGCCCCCACCGGGCACGATCGCAACCGCCTCCCCCGCCGCCAGCGCGTCGATCGCGCTCCCCACTGGCGGATAGACCAGCAATACGGCACCTCCCCGGTTCAGCACCTTGCGCCAGGTGCCCACCAGCCCCGCCACCAGCACCGCCCCGGTGCCCGACGTCACGCTGGTAAACAGATTGACGTCCGACGACACGGCCGTCGCCGTCCCCTGCCCGCTCCCCGCCGCCACCAGGCCGCCGGAGAACGAAACCGCCGACGGCGCCCACTCCCGCCACGCCCCATCCCACACCTGGATCTGCCCGGTATCGGTCGCGTAATAGACCCCAAGACACCCCGCCGGCAGGCTCGGCGCCACCGGCCGCGCGGCAACGGTGCCATAGCCCAGATAATCCGTAATCAGCGTGCTGTTACCCATCAGACCGGCACCCCGATTGTCTGCCCCGCCGGATCGGACAGCATGCCCACCGGCGCGATATCCCCATTCACCAGCGGCAGCACGGCGCCTGCCGCACCGCCTGCCTGCCCCAGCGCCCCCCAGCCCGCCACCGTCCCGGCACCGGACTGCTTGGCCCATACGGCCCCAGCCGGCCCGCCATCCCGTTGCAGGAACAGGTCGCCCACCCACCCCGCAACCCGGCCCTCCGGCCCGCCGAACCCGTCCAGCACCCGCGCGCCAGAATGCAGCACCACCACATCCCCGGGCCGCACAGGGCTGGCCGGCAACACCCGCAAACCGGGCACAACGGGGCGCGGCACCGCCGCCAGCATCGCCAGCAGCCGCGCGCCCTGCCCCGCCGGCAGCGGTGCCGGCGGCGGAAACGACGCCGGCAGAACGATCCCGGCCGCCCCGCTGGCGGCAATCTCCGCCACCGGCGTCCCCAGCGCATCGGCAATCACCGACAGATTGCGGATCGACCCGCTGGCTCCCGCCTGGAGGCGTGCGAGAAACTGATAGGCCGAGAGCGTCAACCGCCCGGTCGCCATATCCACGAACGGCCAGTCGCCCACCGGCAGGGTCTGGCGCGGTGCCGCCGGCATCACCCCATCCCCGTTTCGGTATCCAGATAAAACCCGATCAGATTGCGCCGCACCGGGTCCGTCACCTGAAGCCGCAGCACCCGCTGCCGCGCCTGCCCCAGCTTCAGCCAGCGCAACCGCGTGCGATACGTGCCCTGCTGCCCCATCGACCGCCACAGCCGCAACGTGCTCCAGGTCCGCGCCCCATCGTCGGACCAGTCGAGCATGATCCGTGGCTCCACCCCCACCGAAGCGTCGGCAGCCGGAACGCCCTGCGCATACACGCTCCCCGGCGGGTCCGACCCGGCCGGCACAATCCGCCCCGTCACCGCAAAGCCGCCGCCCGACCCGCCATTATCGGCAAACGCCGCCACCGGCGCCCCCGCCTGCACGGTCAGGAAGACCGGCGGCGCCACCCCCAGCACCTCCGACCCGTCAGACGACAGATACCGCGCCCCACCCGCCGCATCCAGGAACAGCCCCCGGTTCGCCGCCACCGACAGATCCACGAACGCCTCCGGTGCCGCCACGAACAGATCCGCAACCCGCGCCGTCGCAAAATCCAGCCGGCCGAAGCGCGTCTGATACTGCGTGCCCGCCGGCACGGGATAAGACCCCACGGCCGTCTGCCGCATATTGCCGCAGATCGTCACCTCGCCCCCGCTCACATAGGCCACGGCATTGCCATCGCTCCACGGCCCGATCGTGTACCCCGCCCAGTCGGTGGCCGCATAGGCTTCCCCCGAAACCGGCGCCCCGATCTGCACCGCCCGCCCGGCAGAATAGCGAAAGACCCTGACCGTATCCCACATGCTCGCATTGCCCCGGTTGACGGCACTGTCCGACAGCCCCACCAGCAGGAAAGACACCAGCCAGTCGCCAGTCTCCCCGATCGGCGTCAACCCCGGCTGGCCGCCATACACATCCGTCCCCCCGGCCTGCCCGTCGGCAATGAAGGCATATTCATCGGCAAACGGAATCTGCACGGCCCCGTCGGCATCGATCCAGTTTGCATTGTCGATGCTGTACATCGGCAGCGTACCCGTCAACGCCACGAGCCCATTCCCGGCGAACTGCGCCGCCAGCGCATCGTAATTCACCACGCCCATCGCAATCCGCACCATCGCCCCATGCGGACAGGCCGGCCCGATCACCCCCTGCACTTCCGGGTTGGCATTGCCGCCCGCCACCGCGTTGGCCGCCATATCTCCCCGGCTGAAATACAGATAATGATTGGTCCCCCCCTGCCCGTCCGGCAGAAAGAACCCGACATTGCCGTTATAGCCGGACTGGATCAGCAGATGCGTTCCCAGTTGTGCCGGATAGGCATATTTGATCACCGGCACCCGGCACGCCGCCCACGCCACCGTACTGCCCAGCCTGGGATAAAGCCCGTTGAGCCCCCCCCACCCGCGCCGCACCCCCGATGATCTGCGCGATACTGGGAAACACCAGCACCACCCGCGGTACCGCCGGATAATCGATCTGGTACGACAGGATCGGATCATTGATCGTCTGCGATCCCGCCAGGAAACATTGATTGGCGCCATAGATCGGCCCCGGCCCGCCGATGGCATTATAGACGAAGCCCAGAAAACCCGGCGCCGCCTCCCCGTTGGCCTGATACAGCGCAATCCCTTCCCACACTGCGCCGTCATCCACCCCCACCACCAGATACTGCCCCAGCAGCAGCACCGAGACCGCATTCAGCCGGAAGTTCAGCATGTCCAGCCCCGGCGCCATGGTCAGAATGTCGGCCTGTACGGCAGATTTCGCCAGCACCCACACCACCGAACCCGAAGGCGACACCGCATTGACGGCCCCGCTCCCCAGCGAAATCATGTTGCCCGACCGATCCGGCATGCAGGACGTATTCGACCACCCGTTATAAACGGCGGTCGACCCGGCCGTATGCCCGCCAAACTGCGGCGCCGCCAGCAGCCCCGCCCCCTCGCCGCCATTCCACGGCGCGACCCGCCACCCCTGCCCGGCCGGATTGCCGATCGGCGCCGCCGAAGACCACGCGACCGAGACCGGCACCAGCGCCACCCCATCGGCATAAAGCTGCACCTGCCGCTCCCCCGGCGACAGCGACAGGATCAGGTTCACCCACCCCGCCCCCCAGCCGGCAAAAGCGTAGGTGGCCGTCACGATCGCCTGCCCCTGCCCGTCGGTCGCCCGCACCACGATCTGCGCACCGGCCAACGTCCCGTCATTGGCCACGCCGATGAAAAAACCCGGCTGTCCTCCCGATGCATCGCCATTGCCCAGCACCAACCCGCGCGGCGCGCCATCCTCCGGCAGATCCACCCACAGGCTCACCAGCAGACTGGCCAGGCCCGGCGCCATCCCCTCCGGCGCGCCCGCGCGCACCAGCGCCGCAGGCGTCGTCATCTCCACCCCACGCGGCTGATAGGCCACGCTCCGCACGGCAGGCGTCCCCGGCAGGCCCACCCCCGTCTCCACATCCAGTTCGAACCGCCGCATGAACACGCGCTCGCGCAGCCCCTGCACCGGCGGCGCCGCCAGCAACCCGCGCATGGTCGCCCCCAGTTCGGTATAGACCAGCGGATTCAACACCCCGACCACACCGCTCAGGCAATCGCCGACCAGCACCCGGCCACGGACCATCAACGCGCAATTGGCCCGCCACCGGCCGATCGAACTGTCGGCGCCATCGCCGGTCCAGGATTCCCGCTCATGCCACAGCCCGGTCGCCACATCATACACCCAGGTCGCGGCCGCCGAGGGAAACAGCAGGGTGACGAATTTATGTCCTTCCAGCGTATAGCTGAAACACCGCGCATCCGCCCGCGTCGGATAAGCCTGCCATGCCCCCTCGACCGCATGGGTCGAAATCCGCTGCGGCTGATATCCCGCCAGCCGATAGAACATCCCGTCATCGCCGAGGAAAAAGACGGTATTATCCTCCAGGCAATGCGCATGCGGCCCCGCGATCCCCCGCTGGATAAACGCCCCGTCGAACCGCTGGAACGGAAAGGACGGCGCCGCATTCCCCGCGTCGTACCACACCTCGGTCCGCGCCGCGCCGAACAGATAAAGCTGTTCGTGCGAATTCACGATCGCCAGCAACGGGTCGGCCGTCGCCTCTTTCGAGGCGAACATCGTGCCATCGAACGGCGTCACACCTTCCTGCGGCGACAGAAAGAATTGCTGCGTCCCGGCCCGGTTGAAGACGAAATAGGTATCGAAATAAACGACCGAATCCGCCGGATAGAAATTCTCGTCCGCAATCCGCTGCACGCCACCGGCCACGGAGTACGACCAGCCCGTTTCCCCATCCACCCATACCAGGTCGGTGCCGTTGGTATCCATCGACACCGGCCCCGTCACCCAGGTCGCGCCCAGTTCCACGGCCGCCCCGTCCGCCTCCACCCGATACAGCGCCTGGCCCGAGACCACATACAGCGCCCCGCCCATCACGCACATGCCCCACACCGGCCCGTCCCCGCACTGCGCAAACGCGACCATGCCGGGGCACCCCCACACCGGCACCGGCGTCTTGGCATCCTTCGGCGCATATTCGGCATAGAAATTGACGCAGCGCTGCGCATCCAGCGCCACCGAGTGCGCCTGGTACGATTGCGCGGCAAACGCCACCTGCTGAACCGCCATCGCCTTACCCCGCCCGCCCGGCCGGGCCGCAACCGGCGCCGAACAGCACCGATTGCGGCTCCCGGTCCCACGCCTGCGCCATCATCAGCTTGCCGGCCGCTTCCTGCTTCAGCAGCACATACTGCGCCGGATTCCCCGCCGCCGCGCCCGACCCGTTATATTCAGGCCAGAGTTCGGCCGCGAGATTCCACCGCATCGCCGCCAGCCACTCATCGGGAAAATCCGGCACCGCCCCCAGGTCGGCAAACGCCAGCAGCGGCCGCTGCGCGGTAAAGGCCACCGCACTCCCACTCTCCGCGGGCGCGGGCCACACATGCAGCACCCCAGCCCCCAATTGCGGATCGTAGAAGAACTGCGTCACCACCCCCGGCACCGTCTTGTTCGGAACATTCGCGTAATCCAGACGCGACATCGGCACGAGCGGCGTTTCGATCGCCTGCCCGCCACTGCCCGCGAACTGAAGCCGCCGCGCCGCCGGCACCCGCAACGGCCGCACCATCGGCGCAGGATAGGCCACAACCCGCGCCCCCTCCGACGCCGCCGACGGCAACGCCGAGGCCAGCGTCAGCCCCACCCCGGCAACCGCCGCCACGCCGGTCCAGAACACACCCCCGCCATCCAGCCAGATCCCCACCCGCCAGCCGGCGGCAATCCCCGCCTCGGTCGCAACCGTCACCTGCGCCGCAACGCCCGCCGCCGCCAGCACCGTCCCGACACACTGGCTGCTCACCGCCACCGCATCCGCCGACCCGGCCCCGATCAGGTAGCGCACCTGTCCCGGTTGCAGGAACAGGGTGCAATCCTCCTCGGCCCATACATGAATGCCCGAAGCCTGCCACGCCCGCACCATCGCATTGAGCGACGCGAATGCGTTCTCCACCAGCCCCAGACGCGGCACCTCCTGCGGCCCCACCGCCCCGCACAGCCGCAGCGCCCCCGCGATCATCTGATAGACCGGCTGGCTGAACGGGCAGGTGGTCGTCCCCTCCGGTTCCCGATCCCACTGCGCCACCACAGCGAATTTCTCCGCCGCCATCGCCCGCAGCATCTCGAAACGCTGGGCCGGGCAGTCATATTCCGGCGCCAGTTCCACGGCGAGCGCAAAGCGCAGCGCGGAAATCCATTCCTGCGGCACATCGGCACGGTCGGCCGCGCCGCCGATATCCTGCAACGGAAGCTGGCAGGTAAACGTCACCGCCACCCGCGCGGTCAGCGGCGCGGGATAAACGCTGAAAACCCCAGACTCCAATTGCGGATCATAAAAATACTGCACCGGCGCTCCACCGGGCGCGCCCTTGCCCGACAGGTTCGCATAATCCAGCCGCGACATCGGAATCAGCGGCGTCTCCACCCCCGTCACCAGATCGACGGCCCGCGCCCCGACAATCTTCAGCGGCCGCCCGACCGGCACGCCATACCCGATCACCACCGCCCCCGCCGAAGCCGGGCCGGGCAATCCGCCCGCCAGATAGACCGTCTCCCCCACGACAGACAGCACGGAACTCCAGAACATCACCCCCGCATCGAGCACAATCCCGATCCGGCTCCCCACGCCGATGCCCGCCGCCGCCACCACCGTCACCTGCGCCGCGCCCGCCACCACCGGCGCGCCTGCCATCGTGGCAACATAACCCTGCGCCACCTGATCCGCGCTGCCGCCGCCGATCCCGTACCGCCCCTGACCGGGCTGGAGAAACACCGTCCCCTCGGCCATGGCCCAGACATGCACGCCCGACGCCTGCCACGCCTTGACCAGCCCGTTCAGCGCCGCCAGCGCGTCCTGATACTCGTTCGCCGGCGGCACCTCCCCACTGGCAATCGCCCCGATCAGCCGCAGCGCGCCGCTGATGATATCGGACGCACCGGGGTTCCAGCCCACACTGCCGCTCATGCCGGCACCGGATAAAGACTGCCGGCCCGATCCACCCCCGGCCGCACGGCCACCAGGACAGCACGGCCAAACACCTGCAATACGGCATTCCGCATCACGTCCCCCCTTCCCGCACCAGCAACCGTCCAGCCCCAGCCCCAGCCCCAGCCCCAGCCCCAGCCCCAGCCCCAGCCCCAGGCGGCACACCACTCTCGACCACCAGCAAAGACGACGACGACGAAGACGAATCCTGCGCCATCTTCAGCACCATGTTCTCCATCCCGCCGCCCAGGCATCCCGCCGCTCCCGGCAGAGCCGGCGCGACCGTCAGCATCCCGCCCCCGATCTCCACGATCACGACCGCAACATTCTCGCCCCGGTCGAGCATGATCTGAATCCGGTCGCCAACCGCAAACCCGACCGTGGACGCCACCGCCACCACGCCGCTCCCGGCGGCGCAGGGCGCCACCACGCAGGTTCCCACCACGGTAAAGCGGTTCTCCTGGCGCGGCCGGGCCACATCCACGCTCTGGTCGTCCGCCACCCCGCGCACGAAATCCTGCGGCTGCTGCGCCTCCCACCGCCTTCCATCGACCAGCGCCTGTCCGGTCTGCCCGCCAGGAATGGTGCGCGCCCGCGACCGCCGGACCTTGAAGCCCGACAGATCGTCCAGCACATAATGGTCGCCGGGCCTGTAGCACCACGGTTCGCTCACACCGCCCCTCCCGTCACGCCCGCGGCACACCCTTGATCATCTCAAGAACGATCGTGACGGCGCTCCCAGCACCAGCCCCCATCGTCGTCAGCAGGATCGACCCCGTCGCCCCCGCCGCCCCCGGTCCCGGAATCCCCTGAAACCGCCGAAAATCCAGATGCCCGAAGCCCGACAGCGTCGCCAGGTCCACCGGTTCCGTCGCCTCCCATTGCAGCCGCGCCACCATCCCATGCACGTCATAGGTCATGCGACGCACCTTCAGATGCACCCCCGGCACCTGCCCGCCGACCGCAAAAGCCACGGACTGCGCATCCACGATCTTCATCGCCGCCAGCCCGGTCCCGTCGCTCACATCCGTCACCCGCACGACCAGGTTGCGCGGACCATTCGCAATCACCTGAACAGTCGTCACATCCGCCATGCCGTCCCTCCCCGCATCAGGGCGCAGCCGGCCCCACCGGCTGCGCCCCCTTCCTCAGCCCCGGCGCGTCGGCACCGGCTTGCTGCGCACAGGCGCCTTCTTTTCCCCGGCCGGCATCGGCGCGGTGCCGTGATAATGATGGTGCACTTCCACCACGGTCCCGCGACGGGGTGCCGGAGGAGTCGGTTTGCGTTTGGTCATCAGGATTGCTCCATTGTCAGCGTTCTGTTCTTTTTTGAAAAAAAAGAACCAAAAAACTTTTGATATTTTAAGGAAAAAACTCTCACTGGCACGCACAATACAAAACGAATAAAAGTCTTTTTTTTTCTTTTTCTTCAGAAAAAGAAGAACCCCCTCAAACCCCCGGCGTCCCATACAACCCGCGCCAATCCGCCCAGTAGCCGGAATAGCGTTCGTAACAGGCCGCCTTGGCATTGCGCGTGTCGAAATCGTTGTCCTGATCGAACGAGATCGGATCGCGCTCATAGTAGGTCAGCGAATTGGGCACATTGGTCCGGATGAACCACGCCGTCTGGCTGGTGAAGTAATGGTTCAGCTTGATGCCTTCGGGGAAGGCATTGGTGGCGCGCAGCACGTTGATGGCATTGTTCGCCGTATCGTTCTGCAATACCGAGTTGCACACCCGGTTCGCCTCGAACCACAGCGCAGACGGCACATTGAGCGTGCGCGGCAGCGCCGAAATCCGCATCCCCCGGTTGTTCTGGCACTGCATGATCTGCACCGTCAGATCCTCGATCGCCGCTTCCGACAGATCCGCCGCCGTCCCCAGCAGGTTGGACTGATTGCCCGCCAGCGTCGGATGACTGCCCGAAATCAGCGGCGCCCCGTCGCCCCCCAACGCACTGGCCGAAAACGCCATGTTATAGATGCCGGCCAGCACGTTTTCCTTGGTCTGGCGCATCGAAAACGCCAGTTGCGCGGCCCGGCGCTTCGACACCGCCTCATACAGGTTGTCGCGCAGTTCCTCGTAGGTCACGATATAGCCCAGCGCATAGGCCACATGGGTAAAGCGGCTGACCGCCCCCTGCGCTTCCGTGTCGTAATAGATCTGCTGCCCCTGCGGCTTCACCGGCGCCAGGCCGAAGCCGGTAATCTCGACCTCCTCCTCATACGCCTTGTCCGACGTCTGCTTGTCGAACAGATCCATATATTCGACGCGGTGCTCGTCATAGCTGCGCCCCCACCACGCCTTGATACCGGGCCAGAGAGCCTTGGGGTGCGCGCCCGTCGTAATTACGGCCATAGAACAGACTCCTCAGACGCCAAGGGCGCTGGTGATGGAATGAAGATTGATGCGGCACAGCCATTTCGCATTGGCGCCGACTGCATTATCGATCGCCTGATACGCGCGCAGAATGCGCATCTGCCCGGTCGCCAGCGTCCCCGCACTGCTCGACTGGATCTGCCACCCCGACTGCGCCGAAACGGTCGATCCCGCCCCCGCCACCAGGTTGACATTGCCCGACACCGCAGCCGCCGCCAGCGCACCGCCCACTGAATCCTCCTGCACGGCAAAGACCAGATTCGGATCATCGGCCACATACACATACGCCGCCTGCCCCGCCGGCAGATACGGCGCCTGGTTCTGCAACAGCGGCAGCACCAGCTCGCCGGCATTGCTGGCAATGCCCTGCATCGCCCCGGTCACCAGGCCGGACGCCCCGGCGGTCGCAATCCCCACCGCCGGCACACCATTGGCATCCGCCCCCGGCAACACCACCAACGGATCACCCAGAAACAACGGCGTGGGATTGCTCGCCGGCACATAATAAACCTGCACGCCGCCGGCATACGGCGCACCGGACGCATAAGCCATCGGCCGCAGGCCGAATGGAGTATTGGAATTCATCGGCAGACCTCTGCACGGGTGAAAAGACGGCAGGCACCCAACGCGCCCACCGATCGTCCTTGCCTGTTTGTGCTGCCTGAACCCTTCTTTTTCTGAAGAAAAAGAAGCAAAAAGACTTTTTCGACGTTTCTCGATAGCATCCGGATGGAGAGGGAGTATTCCTAAAAATCCATAGTCTTATAAATTAAACTACAAGACCCTCTCAAATCCCAAGCAGACATGTGGACTGGTGAACGAGAACAGCCCGAAAGGGTCACGCCCGTCGTGCAATTCCGAACACCGAAGCGAAGCCACCTCAATGGCCGTGAGCACCGGAGCACAGGAAACGTGCGTCGGATCACCACCAGTGCGCACAGACAACCACACTCTCAAATCCTGACCGGAAATGCGGACTGGTGAGCGAGAGCGGCCCCGAAGGGCCGCGCCCGTCGTGTGTTTCCGAGCACCGGAGCGGAGCGGCCTCAATGGCCGTGAACACCGGAGCACAGGAAACGCGCGTCGGATCACCACCAGTGCGCACAGACAACCACACTCTCAAATCCTGACCGGAAATGCGGACTGGTGAGCGAGAGCGGCCCCGAAGGGCCGCGCCCGTCGTGTGTTTCCGAGCACCGGAGCGGAGCGGCCTCAATGGCCGTGAGCACCGGAGCACAGGAAACGCGCGTCGGATCGCCACCAGTGCGCATTTACGGTCAGGATTTTACCGGCGTTCTTCGTGGATCGATATCCCAACCCCCTGCGGCACATACTGCGCCTGCCGATCCGCCCCGGTCGGCCCACCCGGCACGCGCCCTTCCCTGATCTGCGCCATCAGTTCCCGATGGCCCGATTCCTGCGCCGCCATATCCTCGCGGTACCACTCGGCCGGGATCTCCATCAGATAAGCAACCTGCGCTCCGCCACCCCGCGCCACACCCACCGTCATGCTCACGGGTTTTCCGGCATCATCCAGAACCTGACTATACCCCGCATCCCCGGCCCGCGCGATCCGCCCCGGTTCGTCATTGAACCAGTGCCGGTGGTACCCCTCCCGGTCAGGATAAGCCAGCTTCTGCTCCCGCAACCCGAACGGCCGCCGCGACACCCCCCGCTGCCGCCCGGCAACAGCCCCCGGCACCGCACCGGCCGCAGCACCGGCCGCCGCGCCCTGGGCGCCACCCTGCGCCACCCGGCTCCGCGCCGCCTCGTTCAACGGCACCCGCCCGCGTGTATCCTCGCTCATGCGTCGTTCTCCCAGTAATAGCCGGCCCATTCATCCTTCGTCAGCGGCTTGCCCTTGCCCGCCAGCGCGCGGGCATAGCGGTCATATTCCCGCCGCGCCTCCACCGGCAGCGCATCGAACCCGCGCGGATTCCCCCCGCGCCCGCCCTCGCCGCGCGAGGGGCTGACCGGCGGCGGCGCCTCCCGGCGCCTGTTCTCGAACAGCGCCGGATGCAACTGCCGCACCTTGCGCCGCGTAATCTCCAGCCGCTCCGCCAGGCTCAACCCCGGATGCTGCCGATCCACCGCCGACTGGATCGCAATCGCATCCTGCCGCGCCTCCGCATTGCGCGAAAACCACGGATTCGCCTGCACGAAATCCATAATCTCCACCGGCATACTCTCCACCCGCTCCACCGGAGCAGGCACAGGGGCCGGCGCGGCCTCCTCCGCCCGTGCCGCCGGCAACGGCGCCGTATCGCGCAGATCCTGCAAATCCCGCTCGGCCACGGCAAACGCGGTCGTATCGCCACTGGCCACCGCCGCCTGTCGCCGCCCCTCGATATCCCGCACGGCGCGCTGATACGCCCGCTCGTCGGCCCGCCGCGTGCGCTCCGTCAGGTCCGCCAGCGCCTTCTGGCTGTCGCGCAACTGCGCCTGCATGCTGGCATAGCGCCCATCCAGCGCCCGATATTGCTGCTGCAATACCGGCAACAGCGTCATCCCCCGGTCGAGAAAATCCCGCGCCGGCCGCCATTTCTCCGCATCGCCCCGAAAATCGTCGCGCGGCACCCAGCCCATCCGCCGCGCCTGCGCCTCAACCTCCGGGTCCGCATCGGCCTCAACAGCCGCCACTACACCCTCCAGCCCCCCGACCCCGTGCTCCCCGGCCCCATGCTCCCGCCCGGCGGCCTCAGCCTCGGCGTGCAGGTCCACAGCCTCGTCCCGTTCGTCCGTCATGCCCGTTCTCCCTCCGCCATCACACCCGCCGCCGCCACCGCAATCGCGGCAATGCAGCGCTGCGACATCAGCCGGTACAGCCGCCCATCCTCGCCCTTCAGCAACTGCCCAGCATACCGCTCGAAATAAACCCTGTCCCCGGCCGCCGGAATCGTCCCCACCCACTGCCGCGTGCCATCATCGTTCCAGCGAAACGCCGCCGGCCCCACCGCAATTACCGTCCCATGTTCGGCCGCCAGCGTCTGGCGCTCCACATATTCCGCCGGCAACTGCACCGCCCCGCTGGTCATCTCGGCATGCACATCCGCCAACACCAGAATCTTGTCATCCAGCGGCACATATCCCGCCCGATTCACGCCATCCCATGTGGAAACAACAAATTCCTGCTGGTCGAATTTCAGAATGCGTCCCTCACGCATCGCCACCCTCCTTCTCTCCCGGCCCCTGGCCGTAAAACGCCCGCATCGCCGCCCATTGCAGTTCCGCCACCTCGGCCACCAGCGCCACCCGGCCCCGCGCCTCATGCTCCTGCGCCAGCGTAATCGTCCCCGCCCGCCACTGGCCCAGCATCCGCTGCTCGATGCTCTCGCCATAATCCGTCAGAAACAGACGCACCGCCCGCGTCACCGGATGATGCCGCCAGGCCCGAAACGCCTCCTCCGACAGATCCTCCAACATCGCCTGACGCTGCTCCATCGAGGGATTTCCTTTTTTCCGATTCTCTTCTTTTTCTGAAGAAAAAGAAGCAAAAAGACTTTTCGACGTTTCTCGATAGCATCTGGATGGCAAGGGAGTATTCCTAAAAATCCATAACCTTATATTTTTATATCATAAGAACAGAACACAGCTTTACACCCAACCCACCAATCCAACCGAACCCAAACAGATCAAAAGTTTTTTGGTTCTTTTTTTCAAAAAAGAACGCCCTTCTCACCCCCGATCCACTTTCCGGGCCTGAGCCAACCGCAAAGCCGCCTCCGCGAGTGTCGAGACCTGTTCCGCCGCCTCGCTCCCGGCGCGCATCTCCATCTCCTGCGCTTCCCGCCGTGCCCGCAGATCCAGTTCCGCTGCCCGCGCCATGGCGGCCGGATCTGGCGCGGGACTGGGCCGCAGCACCTTGTCCACCAACCCGATCGCGGCGGCCTCGAAAGCACGACGACGGATTTCATGCCCGTCGCACCAGGGATCATCCTTGAACGCGAGCAGAAAATTCGCCCGCGCCAACTGCTGCATGTCGGTAACGATCTCGGGGTCCGACACCGGCTCCACCCCGCCCGCCTGCTCGTAATCCGCACGGGTCACACGAAAGAACGCGCTGCCATCCCGAAAGCCGGATTCATCGGGCAGATACAGCCGGTTCAGTCGATAGAGCTTACGAAACTCCGCCCCCAGACTGCGATGAATCCGCTTGAAGATGGCACTGAACACTTTCAGCCCCTGCTGGATCACCGCCAGCCCCAGCATGCCCGACACGTTCCCCCCCGGCATGGCACCGGAGAGGATATCCTTCACGGACGCAATCTCCCGCCCGGCATCGACCAGAAACCCCAGAAGCTGGAACAGCACCGGATTTGGCCCCGGAAACTGCATGGGCACCAGGTTCTCGCGCAACGTGGCACCCGGCGTATTCACCACCTTGTACTCGCCCACCTGAAACCGCACCGATCCGGTATTCAGCGACATGCCGGAACCCACGAACCCACCCCCGGCATTGGCCAGATGCGCGGCATCGAACATCTGGTTCAGGCTGGTATTCACCGCAGCATTCAGCGGATGCAGCAGCGTGCCGAACCCGATATCGTAGATTGCGGAATCTGGCGACGGGATAAAGGAGAATTTTGTATAATACGAAATCGCCTCGATCCGCCGGATACGATGATCCTGCGCATCGAACATCACCCCATCCATGTCGAACCCGGCGGCAATCCGCGCCAGTTTTCCGGAATCACGGGCAATGGTCACGATATAGGGCTCGGCATACCCGTCCCCATCCAGGTCCAGCCGCCGATGCTGTTCCAGAAACGTCACCGGCGCGTCGCTATCCTCGCCGGCATCATGGTTGCCACCGTAATCATGGTCGAGAAACAGCCCGGCCCGGATACGTTCCTCGATCTCCCAGGGGTATAGGTCGATCTCCTCGGTAATCCGCGGCGCGGTCGCAAAGGATTTGGCGTGGTAGTCGATGCACAGCATCAACGGGTCGACCGTCTCGCTGACATTGCGCTGCAACGCCGGGTCGAAATAGGTCTTGCGGAACATGGTGCCGACAATGGCCAGCTTCAGCAGCAGCTTGTCGGTCTGTTCCTCCCACTCCGCCATTTCGTCCAGCAACTGCCAGCTCATATGCCGGCCGATCGCCGTCGCCCGCGCCCGCTTCGCCCCCGGCGGCACCAGCCACAGCGGGGCGCCGTCTGGCCCCGCCAGCACCTGCCCCGGCCGCAGAGGGTCAGGCATCGGCACGCCGGAATCATCGCCCAGCACGGTACCGCGCACCACGTCCCGATCACGCACGATGCCCGGATAGGCCCGCGCGGCAAACTGCACCGCCGCCACGGTCAGCAGCGGATAGATCACGTTGGACGCCCCCGGCCAGGGATAGGTCTTGGGCTCGGCCACCTGCTGCGCCAGATCCAGCCAGCGGCGGCAATTCTCCTTCCACTCGGCGCGCGTGACCTCGTCGGCGCGCCAGTCCCGCGCCACCCGGTCGGCCACCTGCCCGTGCCGCGCATCGTCCAGTTCCACGGCGATGTTCGGCATCTCGATCCAGCGCCGCAGCCGCTCGGCCAGATCCATATCCGGCCCATCCAGCCCCACGCCGTCCATATCCGGCCCGTCCAGGTCCTGCCCATCCATGCTCAGCGCCCCTCCCCACCGGGCGCGAACTCGCCGCACACATGCTCGGGCACCACCGGCGGAAAGGTGGCGAAGGGCTGCGGCGCCAGTTGCCCCACGCGCGGCGCCCCCTGCGGCACCAGCACCACCGTCACCTGCGGCGGATAGCGCCGGCACACCACATCGCCCCCCTCCACGCCATGATGGCGGCACTGGCGGCAGGTACGCCGCCCCAGCCCCCCAGGCGCGTCCAGATGCGCGCCCATATGCGCGGGCAACAACAGTCCAGCCATCTCAGTACCCCGTAATGCTCGATCGCGTCCGCCCGTCATCGGGCAACTCCCGCCACATCCCGTCCGCTTCCGCCCCACCGGCCCCGCGCAGTTCGCTGCCGAACAGCCGCGTCGCCACGTATTGCAGCGCGTCCATCACATGCGACCACCGGTTCTTCTCCGGCCGGTCGGTATAGCGTTCGCCACTCACCTGCATGCGCCGATACTGGTATCCGCCCATCAGCGCCCGCCGTACGGTCGTGCAGCGCGGATGCAGCACAAAACCCGGCGCCGCCCCGTCCAGCAGGGTGCGCAACGGCCGCCGCACGCTCTCCAGGCGGATCGCCAGCGTCTGCATCCCCGGCTCGATCGCAATCCCCCGCGCATGCAGAATTTCAAAACAGGTCCGCTCGTCGGTCTGCGCCTTCTGCATCCCCGCCGGATCGCCGATATCCACAAAAGACGTCTCGGGAAAATGCTGCGCCGAATGCCGCGCCACGATCTCGGCAAACCGCTCGATCCCCATGGCGTCCGACACCAGCTCGTCCACCACGATCCACTGGCCGGAGGGCAGCATCTGCGTAAACACGCAGGCCGGCGTCAGCCCGAAATCCCACCCCCGATAAACCGGCAGCGCCGGCACCGTCCGGCAGTCCCGGCAATGGAACCCATCGTTATACTCGCCAAAGACCGGCCGCCCTTCCATGACGAACCCGTAATCTCCGTCGATATAAACCTTGTTCCACTCGTCGCTTTTCCCGACCGCCAGCCGCTGGTAATAACCGGGCGGTAGATTGTCCAGATTCTCCGCCGCAGCCCCCCGCCCACCGGGCTGGCGAAAGATCCGCGCAAAGCGCTCCACATTCATCCCCGGGATCACCTGCGCCAGCGCCGCCACCGCCTCCCCATGGTCCTTTTCCTCGAAAAACCGATACCAGTCCGATTCCGCATCCGGCGGATTGGTATCCATGATCACGCCAGACCACGTCGCCCCGCCATCCCGCCGCGCCGGGTACCGCCCCACCCGTCCCTGCACCGCCTCGATGATCGCCCACGGCACTTCCCGCGCCTCGTTCACCCACGCCCCGGTCAGTTCCAGCGACAGCAGGTTCCCCACCTGGTCCGGCCGATCCAGCGCCCGGAACAGCAATTCGATCTCGGCAGGCTTCTCGTCCCCTTCCGCCACCATGCGGTTGATCACATAGGAATGCTCGGTCGGCTTCCAGCGCCCGAAGCGCATCGGCGGAAACCACTGATGCACGGTGCGGATCGTGGTATCCTCAAGCTGCCGGTAGGAATTGCGGATCACCGCCCACCGCGACCGCCGCACCCCATCCGCCCCCGGCGCCTGCCGCAACCCCCGCAGCACGATTTCCCACACGCAGCCCGAGCTTTTCCCGGACCCGAACGGCCCCATCAATCCCCTGATGAAGGCATCCGATTCCATAAAGCGCCGGATCGTCGGCACCGACTCCCGATTATACCCCAGCACCAAACCCCGGCGCCCTCAGCGCCCCTTGCCCACGCGATGCGGCCCGTGGTCGGGCAACGGGGCCACCCCCATCCGCCCGCCACGCGGACGCGGCGCGGGCGCGGCCGCGCGCTCATGGTCCTTCAGGATACCGCCATCCGCCTTCCCGCATGCCCCGCGCCTCGGCACGCCGGTCAGCTTTCCGACACCGAAATCCTGCGCCTCGCCGGGAATCATCTCGCCCTCGGCCAGTTCTTTGTGCTGTCGCAT